TATGTTTGGTTATGCTTGTCGTGAAACACCTAACTACATGCCTTTGGCTATCTATCTAAGTCATCGCATTGTTGAAATGCTTACTTGTCAACGAAAGAATGGCACAGATTGGTTGGGTCCGGATGCTAAGTCGCAGGTAACAATCGAATACAATGACGATGCAGAGCCTGTACGCATTGCAAAGATTGTGTGCAGTACGCAACATGCTGATTGGATCAGCATCGACGAAGTTCGTGCTAGCGTAAAGAGCTTTATACAATCTATGCCTGAAATGGAGTTAATAGACAATGACACTGAGTTTTATATTAATCCTACTGGCCGTTTTGTTATTGGCGGGCCTGACGGTGATGCAGGCCTCACAGGACGAAAAATCATCGTCGATACTTACGGCGGCTATAGTCCTCATGGTGGCGGTGCTTTTAGTGGCAAAGATCCTACAAAGGTAGATCGCAGTGCCGCATACATGATGCGTTACCTAGCTAAGAACATTGTGGCAAGTGGACATGCAGATTGGGCCACATGCCAAGTTAGCTATGCAATCGGTGTCAAAGAACCAATGAGTTTTTATATTGAGAGCAACGGCGATAGTCGCGCACTAACTGATTGGGTTATTAAAAATGTTGGTCTAACCCCCAAAGAAATCATTGACAGATTCGACCTTTTTAGTGTACAATTAACAGATACTACAAACTACGGACATTTTGGTAAAGACCATTTGCCTTGGGAACAGTTAGACTTAGATATCAAACTATGACAACTAAAAAAGAACCTGCTATTGCTCTAAAGGATATTATGGCAGCTCTGGACAAAAAGGACAGAGGCTTTTATAGCCGCTTGACTGATGAACAGAAGAAAGCATTTGTACCTTGGATGATGATGCGTTATGCTAGTAGCACACAAGGCCGTAATGCAGCACATTATTTGTTTATGATTAATGAACTGGTTAACAAGAACTTCAGTGACGTTAGCAAGCATCCAGAGTTGCAGTGGCTACTGATGACAGCAGCAGGATCGGGTAAAGTAGAGTTTCATCCTTACATCAAGCCGCCCAACAGCAAAAAGAAGAAGAACAAAGTCCGAGATTTTGTTAGTAGCATATATCCGCATTTTAAGAGTTCTGAAGTAGACATGCTGCTAACTATCAATACTAAAGAAGACTTAGCTAAACTAGCGGAAGCACACGGATACGATGACAAGTCAATTAAAGACATCTTTGGAAAGTGACACTACCTGCAAGTGGTGCGAAAAAGAGTTTCGCAACGAGCGTACTCTAAGCGCCCACATGTGTCCTAAGAAACGCCGCTGGGCGGACCGAGAAATGACACATGTGCGACTAGGTCTTCGCGTGTTTCAAATGTTCTATGAGCTAAGTACTACATCTAGTAAACCAAAAAGCATGGAAGATTTTATTCGTAGTCAATACTATGAAGCATTTGTGAAGTTTGGCAGTAGCTGTGTACGTAATGAATATTTAGAGCCAGAAAGATTTGCTGAATGGCTGATTAAAAATGGTAAGAAACTTGCTGATTGGAGCAAGGATAGCTTATATGACGAGTTCTTACTTGACTATGTTAAAAAAGAAACAGGGATTAGAGCATTAGAACGAAGTGTACTATATCTAGCTGAATGGTCTAAAGACAATGATGCTGAATGGCAGGACTATTTCAAAATAGTTAGTACACCTAGAGCAGTACATGATATTAGGGCAGCTAAGATATCTCCTTGGTTGCTATATTTGAGCGACACGGGTAGGGAACTACTCACAAGATTTAACGACGAACAAATCAAGATGATAAATCATATTATTGATGCTAAATTCTGGTTCAAGGTTTTTGCAAAGAATACCGAAGAAGTAGAAGAAGTTAAGTCTGCCTGTGAAGCCGCTAGAATTTGAGGGTATAATTTATGAAAGAAAATTTAACAATTAAAGATATAGGTCTAGAAGTAATCAAATGGCCTATTACAAAAGTGCGTGTCGGTAAAGTTGACGATCGTTGGCTTGTAGAATATCGCAGAAAAGCAAAGTGGGTGTTTGATCGTTGGTGGTGGTTTGACGATGGCAAATACATCGATTATCGTGAAGCAGTTGCTCGTGCTCAGGCTATCGCCTCCGCGGGATATATCACAACTATTAGAAATACAACGCCAACATTTGATGTAACACCTTACGATTTAGATGAATCCTTTATTACACCTGCACCTGTAGCACCTCAAGTAGTAAAACGGGTTGTTACAACAGCAGCAGCACCAGCAGCATCGGGCTTTACTGCATGGAAAGCTAAACAAGGCGTTGACCTAGATGGCGACGGCGATATTGACGAAGATGACTTTAAGTTATATAATGCAGGTGATCGTTGGGACGCTGCCTCATCAGGATGGGATAACCCCGAAGATTTAGATGGCGATGGCGACATTGACGAAGATGACTATCGTTTATATGAATCTGCAAAGCGTTGGGAAGATAAGGGATGGGATAACCCCGAAGATTTAGATGGCGATGGCGATATTGACGAAGATGACTACAAGCTGTATGAATCTGCAAAGCGTTGGGAAGAACTAGGCTGGGATAATCCCGAAGATCTAAATAACGACGGCATCATTGACATTGAAGACTATAAGTTGTATGTCCAAGGTGGCCGTTGGGACAACAATAAGGATAACAGTAATGACTAACGAGAAACCCAGAGCAATTTTTAGTATTGAAGATCTAGATATCATTCGAGAAGCATTACTGTTTTATGTTCAAGTTACAGATGACTTAGAACCTACGCTACAGAGAAAAATTGTTAATTTAACACACAGATTAAACCGAGGTAAAAAGTGAGTGAAGTAAATTTAATTGGAGTAACTAAGCCTAGTGCTATTACGGATTGCCATACACCAGGTGACTTGGTTGCATATGCGGCCCGAGTAAGCAATCCGGCTAATCAAAGCAATACACAGACTGCACCAAAACTGTTAAAGTATCTGATTAAACACAAGCACTGGAGTCCGTTTGAAATGGTGCATATCACAATGGAAATTAAAACTACCCGAGACATCGGCCGGCAGATTTTGCGCCACGCTTCGTTTCGATTCCAAGAGTTTAGTCAGCGTTATGCTGTAGCAGAGAACATTTGTTGTGATCGCGAAGCACGACTACAAGATGAAAAGAATCGTCAGAACTCAGTTGATATAAGCGATCCTGCATTACAAGAAGATTGGCATATGCAACAAGCAAAGGTTCGTAATGTCGCTCGAGCTGCCTACAAGTGGGCATTGGACAAAGGTATTGCTAAGGAACAAGCCCGTGCTGTTCTGCCCGAAGGTCTCACGCAAAGCACATTATATATGGCTGGTAGTTTGCGTAGTTGGATTCACTACATTGACCTACGTACAGCAAATGGCACACAAAAGGAACATATGATTATTGCAGAGAAGTGCAAGAAGATTGTGTTAGAACATTTTCCTATGCTCGAGGAATACTGGGCAAATAATGAAAATTAATTTTGACGTAGATATTGATATGGCTAACCGTGAGGATTTCTTGCGGTTAGTTGATCACATACCTGCTAGTATTAAAAACAATGACGGCACTCATTCGAAGCACAATACTGGTGTGTACTTTCAAACTATACCATCCTTTCCTTTAGAAGGATTTAGCAGCATTGAATATGAAACTGCTGAAGAAGATGGCTGGTTTAAAGTAGACGTTTTAAATAATGGCATTTATAAAGATATTAGGGATGAAGCACATATAACAGAGTTAATGAATATTGAACCCTTGTGGGACTTACTTGAACATGAAGAATTTGTAAGTCAGCTATTTCATATTAGTAACTACTCTAATATCTTAGCTCAATATAAGCCTACTAGTGTTGAGCAGTTAGCAATGATTCTTGCAATTATTCGCCCCGGCAAAAAACATTTGATTGGTAAGAGTTGGAACGAAATTACCAATCAGGTTTGGATTAAACCCAGTGATGGTAGCTATTATTTTAAGCACAGTCACGCAATTGCATATGCTGTGGCTATTGTCGTACAGATGAATTTAATCTGCGAAAAAGCGCATTATCCCTACGCCTAAGGCGTTTTGCGTACCAATTGAATACTGCGTCGTTTGATGCGCTTCTTTAATAAGTTTTGTAGACTTGTAACTGGGCCAAACAATATTTCAACATCTTTATAAGTAAACGTCTTTAGATAGGGCCGGAAAGTCCGCATTTCATAATGTAGAAATACATCTATGGGTATTTGTCTGTTGCTTTCCCACCACCAAACGTCACCTAGAACTAGAAATTCTTTTTTAACTTGTATTGTAGGCATAGCATCTACGTCATAAAATGTAATAATACTGTTATCGTGATTTACAATAATGCCTAAATATTCCTGCCCGCAGTATGAAATTCCAGTTAGAAATTCTAGCTCGTTATAGTTACTAATGTTATTTTTATCAATCATTAAAATTATTTACCAAAAATGCTCGGTCAACTTGTATAGATTTTGAATCGCCGCCAAATGTGATAAATACTGTTATGAGCAGCTACGGTGACCAAAAACTATACCTTTACGATGATGTAATAGAGCTTATAGTCACTGTGGATAATATTTATGTGGACAACAGACCTATGAACCTAAAAAAGTTGGTAGCCCATAAGGGTATAACAAATACAATTTTGTTTAATATAAGGGATCGAGATCGAAGACTACAGAATGTATTTTCTGATACTTTGCGTGTATACATGATTCATCCCACTACAAAACGCAGAATTTTTACCAAACCCTTAGTTAATACATCTGATGTAGGTAAAGTAAAACTAATACTTGAAGAAGCTGATTTAGCAAATATTGAATCTGGCTTATATACACTTTATATTACCCGCAGTACACAAGAAAATGAGAATTTGCCAGTTTATAACGATCAAAATAACAACATCAGATTTGATATTGAGATCACAGATCAAACTGGAGAAGAACCGGTTTCTACACAAGTGGAAACCACATTTACACAGACAGCAAATACAATGTTAGGCGATGCATCTAATGTTATTGTGAGTAGCGCATTTTATGGTAACTTAGAACGTAATTTCCCTAACGCCCAACATAGTATTGCATTTTATACCACACAGTATACAGGGAATATAACAATTCAAGCAAGTTGTTTGCTTGGTGTTCCTGATATCGACGATGCTAGTAGCGATTGGTTTAATATTGAAACAATTGCACTTAGCAACAGTAGTGTTGTTACGCACCATACATTTACTGTTAACTGTAATTGGGTTCGTGTAACTCACACACCAAACAACACAAACGGAACATTAAATAAAATCCTACTAAGAAATTAAAGGCGGTGTCAAATGGAAAAAATTGAATTAGAAAGAGCTAGGTTGATTAACTGGGTTCTACGAATTGTGATCACAATTCTAAGTACAATCCTAGTAGCAGTGGTACTTGTATTGTTAGTTGGTATCTTTTTGCCAAACGAACAAATTGATAATAAGGATATTCTTGCAATGATCAATCCTGCATTTAATACTATTATTGGTGCATTCGTTGGGCTGTTAGCAGGTTTAACAGTCAACAAGGGCGAAACTGCAAAAGAACCAACAATATTTCCTCCTCAGTCTATTTCTCAATCACAGAACGTGGTTCACGAAGTAGTTGAAGAAGCTAAAGAAGAATTTTAATTCTTAATATTCTTCTGAACTAAGTGCCGGTACCCCCGGCACTTTTTCTTGACTTTTTATTGTAAGATGCTATAATGTATTATAAACTTACAGCAGGACATTGGCATGGATATAAGTGTTTATGGTACTAAGAACAAAAAGCTAATCAGAGATCTATCTGAAGCAGCAGAGTTCTATGCGAACATTTTGCTCGATCCTCGAATGGTTAGATCTATCGAATTGGACATTGAAATAGAAAAATCGTTAGAATTTGAAGGTATGATGATCAGTGAGGATGATAAAAAGAATCCACGATTCTTCACAATTCAACTTAGAAATAAGAAAGACGATGATGACATTTTTAAGACGCTTGCCCATGAAATGGTACATCTAAAGCAGTATGCTAAAAATCAACTTTATAAAAAGTTTGCACCCACAAAGAATACAAAGGGTGGAACATTGCATACGCTATGGGAAGGAAATATTTGGAAGCCCAAGCGCAATGAACATAAGTACTTTGATAGCCCATGGGAAGTAGAAGCATTTGGCCGCGAGGTTGGAATGTTTCATCGCTGGATAGAATATAAGAATTATGTCAGTTGACACAGTAGTAGAAAAAGTACATAGATTATTATTAGATAATTTGCCTATTAGGACTACTCGTACTCCTAGTGGCTGGATGACCTTTGACTGCCCAATGTGCAATGACAAGCGCAAGCGAGCTGGTATCATAACCAGCGGCGCAAAGATTTCTTACAACTGTTTTAACTGTAAATATACCACAGGTTGGAGTCCTACCCCCGGCTTGGGCAAGCGTTATAGAGATCTAGCAACCCGCTTGGGCGCAGATCAAAAACAGATTCACAACGCTCAGATGGATCTGTTGAAATACAGTGAAGAACTTGAAAACGAAGAAATTGAAAACTATGTTTATAGTCTAAATAAGTTTGAAGTAGTTGATCTGCCCGATGATGCAGTGATGCTTGAAGATCTTCCCGACACGCATGAAGTCAAACAGTATGCAAAGGATCGAGGTATATACGGCTTATACCCGCTGCTTTGGTTTGACAATGATCCTTTATACGCTAAACGACTAGTAGTGCCGTTTACTTATAATGGTGAACTAGTAGGTTGGACAGCTAGACACATTGCTCCGCCCAATAAGCAAACACCAAAGTATTTGCATAAAATGACCAGCGGCTATGTGTTTAATGTTGATAGATTCGTTGATACTAAGCGTCAGCTAGTAATTGTTGTTGAGGGTGTGTTTGATGCTATAATGGTTGACGGCGTTGCAGTATTAGGCAACCATGTTACCGCAGAACAAGCACATTTAATCAGCAAACTGGGCAATAGGATTATACTTTGTCCTGACAGAGACGAACCTGGTAAAGAACTGATTGACGAAGCATTAGCATTGGGTTGGGAAGTGAGTTTTCCTCCTTGGGAAGATAGTGTTAAGGACGCTACAGATGCAGCAAACAAATATGGCCGTTTGCTCACAGTAGCCAGTATTATTAAACATGCAACAGGCAATAAGATTAAAGCACAAGTAAAAGCAAAGATGTTATGAGAAATAAATTTTACGCTACTGGCTGTAGTTTTACATACGGTCATATACCAAACGCAGATGCTCAGA